CATCGGGAGATTCAAGCGCACGAATCACTCTCTCCGTCGCCACCAGGTAGCGCAGCGCGTCGCAGGCGTGGTCGTCCGCCTTGAGCGGCCTCTCGCCGTCCCCGTGGGCCTCGTCCCACACGTAGCCGCCCAGCTCGCGCACCAGCGCAGGGCACGCCTCGCGGCCTATGCGCACCAGCCCCGCCTGCATGCACGCCGCCGTCTCGCGGATGCCGTCCGCCACGTCGTTGCGCGCGTGGCGCACGCGGAAGCGCTGGCCGCGCCTGCGCAGCTCGGCCATGAAGCTGGTGGCGCTCGGGTCCACGATCGCCTCGACCTCGCCGGGCACGCCGGCGCAAAGCGCCCCAACGCGCCCGGCATAGTCCGCATCGGTCATCTGGTGGCCCTCGGTGCGCCCGCTGTAATAGAACTCGCGCACGGCGTGCCAGACGCCGCTCTGATGCGCCCACAGCAGCGCCGCGAAGGCGTTCTGTGTGCCGTAGTCGATCGAGACCGCCCAGCGCACGCGGGCGCCGTCGTCGGGATGCCACGTCCCCTCCAGCGCCGCCCCGTGGTCCGGGTAGACCAGCCCCTCGGCGCGCACCCACTCGCCGAGGACGTACCGGCGGTAGAAGACGCCCGAGTACATGCGCTCGTAGCGCGCACGCACTTCTGGCGTCAGTCCGGGGTTGTCGGCCATCGTGAAGTGGAGGCGGAGCGCGTTCTTCTCCTCCGCGCCGTCTATCCACTCGCGCTTGAACCAGTGCGTCGGCCCCTCTGGGTTGCAGTCGAACCACAGGCGGCTGCCCGGCACCGAGCAGCGGGCCACGGCCTGCTCAACGAAGCTGCGCGGCATGAGGGCGACCTCGTCCATGAGCACGCCCGCGAGCGTGCGGCCCTGGATGAGCATGCGGCTGCCCTCGTCCTTGCCGCCGAACACCTCGAAGCTGTTCACGCGGCCGCGCCACGACACCTCAAGGACGTTCTCGCCGCCGCGCCAGCGCAGCCGGTAGCCCATGTGGCGCGTCGGCCACGCCATGGCCATGTACGGCTCCACGACGTTCTTCCGCGCCGCGTCGATGGTCTTGCCGCAGATGCCGAGGCGCTGGCCGCTGAAGGCGCGCATGGCCCAGTCAACGAAGGCGACGCTCATCACGGAGGACTTGCCGGAGCGCACCGAGCCGTCGCACACAAGGGCGTCGTAGCCCGTGCGGGGGAACGCCAGCACCTGCAGCTGCCGCTCGCTAAGACCCATGGCGCCCGCCGTCCAGCCCGCGCGCCACCTCGTCCAGCGCGGCGCTCAGCGGGTCCTCGGGCACGCCGGCGTCAGCCTGCGGTGCCTCCGGCGGGTTGTCGCGGTAGCCGGCGCGGTTCTTGAGGTAGAAGATCTGGGCGGAGACGCTTGGCGCCTTGCGCACCCTCGTCCTGCGCGTCCTGACGCCCCCATCGGCGTCCGTCTCGGTGACATCGGTCTCCTCGTACCAGTCTCCGACCGCCGCACGGAACATGGCGTTCTCGATGCACTCGACGCCCATCGCGCGCCCAGAGCGTATGGCCCCGTCAAGCTCCCGGTGCCTCCTGCACCACGTGTACAGCGTCTTTGGGTTGATGCCCATGTTCTGGGCGATCTCCTGCATCGTGCATCCGCGCGCGGCCCAGTTGGCCACGCGCTCGAGCTGGCTCGGCTCCGACCAGGCCCGCGTGAATCCGTCTACTCCCGCTGCTCCCATGCCGGAGATTGTCGCAGCGCGGGCACGGCTTCCACGAGCGATGCCGCCCCTTTTATGGACTGGCGAATCTGGCGCACGTGCGCGGCCGGCTCACCCGGCGTCCTCCTGACCGTACAGCTCAACGCCCCTGCTCCCGTCCTCAGCTTCAAGCACAAGCCTGTATCCGCACGCATGGGCAAGCCGCACGAACGTGTCTAGGCGCGGAGTGCTCCCCTGCGCGATAGAGGCCGTAATGTACGACCTCGAGTGACCGAGGCGGCGCGACAGTTCGGATGGGCCGACCCCAGACGCGCCCATCATCCGCCGCACGGCAGCCCATGCGCCAATCACTTCCGCCCCCTCCTCTTGTGCTTCCTCTGCCTGCGCGCCGCGTTCTCGCGCGAGAGCCTCGCGCCGTTGCGGTCGCGCCAGTCCTTCTCGGCCTGCGCGCACTCGCGGCACAGGCCCCAGCGCCGCGCCTCCGGGTCCTCCACGAACACCGGGTGCTCGCCGCATCGCTGGCACAGCGGCACCACGCCCTCGGTGCGCCAGCGGCCGTAGCGGTCCCGTATCCGGCTCACCGCCTTCGGCGTGCGGCCCGGCAGCATCTCCGCCACCTCGTCCGCCGTCATGTCCGGGTGCCGCCACACCGTCTCCAGCTCGCGCCACGACCACGGCGGCCGCTCGCGACTTCTTGGGGCACGTGGGGCATTTGCCCCATGCCGCGCGCCTCCCGTGACCCCCGTCACTCGCCGTCACCCTCCCCCATGTGCGCCCGGCACCACTCCGCCAGCAGCCGCGTGCCGCCCGCCATGCCCTCGGCGTAGCCCGCGAGCCACGCGGCCACGGAGACGGCGGTGGCAGCGACGCAGACGAAGAAGACAATCCAGCCCGTCACTCGGCATCGTCCCTTCCGAAGAGCCGTGCTGCGTCGACTCCCACCGACGCGGAGAAGCGCGCGAATCTCTCCAGCCCGTCGCGGCTGACCCATATGCATCCGTCATCCAAGCGAAGCCTGTACCGGCTCGCGTATGCGCGGCACGCGACCGCACGCGCCACTGGATGCAGCAGGGTCATTCCCCCGCACGCCACCCACTCCTGGTACGAGAGCGTGGCGGGGTCGATCGCCGCAAGCGCGTCCAGGAGGTCCTCGTGTCTACTCACCGTCTCCACCCTCGAAGATCGTCATCTGGCCGGGCTCCCGCCGCGCGTTCCAGCGCGAGACCGCCTCCTCCTCGGAGTCGAAGCCCGCCGTGGATCCACCGCATGATGCGCAGAGCACCCAGAAGGACGCGGAATGGCCGCTCATGGTCGTGTACCTCCACCTGACCACCGCCTTACCCCCGCAGAATGGGCATGCCCTAAGCCCGTCGCTCATCGCTCCCCCTCCTTGACGACCCTCGCGCCGCAGTGCGAGCAGTGGTGCATCAGCACGGTGCCGAGGGTCGGCAGCACGGCACCGATTCGCTCCCCGCACTCGCTGCACGTGAAAAAACCGCCATCGGACGGCACTGCGTGGCACGTCGGGTCTATGAGGTCGGCGAGGCGAGTGAACACCTGCTCGGCGCTTAGGTTGAAGTTTACGCATTCTTCGATGCAAGATGCGATGTCGTTATAGAGCGTGCAGCGGGTGTCGACGCATTTGTCGCTTCCCATGGTGCAATCGCCGTTCTTGTCATGCGCTTTCGCATAGACGATGTACGCCCTCAGCCTCGCCGCCACCTCGCGGCGCTCGTCGCTAGTCGGCATTGCTGTCCTCCTTGCTCGCGAAGAACCTCGGCACCAGCTCGTGCTCGACGCGCAGGCGCGTCCCGCAGTGCGGGCACCTCACGCTGCGCAGGTACACGACCCTCGTGGCATACATATCGTCTGAATCGGTGAGCACCGCCCCGTCTTCTTCGCCAACGCGGGTGATGCCAAGCGTGTCCCAGTCCCACTTGACGGGGAACTGCCTGCGGCAGTGCGGGCACTCGCAGTAATCTCTGCTCATTTCGGCCACATCGCGGCGCTCTTCGATAGTCGTCATGCACGACCACCTCCCCGGCACCCGCAAGCGCCCTCTTGACGCCTGTCCCCGACAGCCCCCATGTGAAGGTCAAAGTACCAGGCGGCCGGGTCCAGCAGCATCAGCGTCATGCTCGTGACCTCGCCCTGCGCGACTGGAATTCCCAGCAGGACCTCGTCATTGATGCGCAGCGTCCGCCCCTTGCGGTCCTTCGGCAGCTCGACCACCTCAGCGCCCGTCATTCTCTGCATCCAGAAGCCTCTTGAATCGGCCTGCGGCTCCTGCTTCGTATCACGGACCCTTGCGTGCCTGGTCCTGTCCTTTGACATCACTCGCCGCCTTCCACTGGCTCACCCCACGAGCAGAAGCCATCGTCGCGCGCTGGGCGGTAGCACCCGCTGTGGTCCGGGTCGCGGCAGCATAGCCCGTCCTCGCGGTCGTACAGCTTGCAGTCCCTGCAGCGGACAATCGGATCGCCGGGCGTGATTTGCCATACGCCATCGTCAGTCCAGCAGCCGACGCGCTCATGCATGCGCTCGAAGCTGTTCATCGCTGGCACCTCTCATACGTTTTGTTGAAAATACTCGGCCTGCATGGATACAGCTCTCCATTGACGCCCTTGATGATGTAGTCGTAGACACGCGCGTCCATATCGCCCTCAAGCGTCTTGATCGTGCACGCAACCGGGTAGTTCGGGACTGGGTAGT